TGCGGGTATATCTGTCCGTATCGCAAACAAGATAGATCAGATAATAAAAAAAGGAAGAGCCGACAATCTCACGCTACAACAGATAGCAAGAAACATCGCAAAGTTTGCTATGCCGTTTGCAAGAAGCAGGGCAGCGATGATTGCAAGAACGGAGACACATAACGCAGCAGGTTATGCGAGTCATAGATATCATGAAACCGTGAAAGAGAATCTTGATATTGATATGGTGAAGCGATGGGTTTCAGTCGCGGATGGTAGAACAAGAAGCCATCACAGAACTGCGAACGGACAAACTAGAAAGATGGAAGAAGATTTTGAGATAGGAGGGATGCCGATGTCACACGTCGGTGATCCTAGGGGTGGAGCAAAAAATACTATAAACTGCAGATGTGTAATAGTTTACGCAGATCAGCAAGATATTGTGGTAAACTAAGAAATTGGTTATATTGTATACCCAATCCTATAACAAAAGGGGCATGATATAATATAATTATGATTTGGAGACAGAACTATGAGCAGCGAATATCAAGAAACTGATCAAGAGCTAACTGTCTGTAGCAGTGACTACGATTCCGACGAAGATTCTAAAGAGAATGATGTTAAAGAGCAAATAAGACGAGACGTCTTTACAACCGAAGCTGAAGCGGAAGCTAGAGCTGAAGAAATCGGTTGTGTCGGTAGTCATTCCCACGATGAAGACGGTAATGAAATCTTCATGCCGTGCAACACTCACGATGAATATGTTGAACTAACAGGTCGTGACGTATCAGGATACAAACCAAAGAAACCGAAGAAAAAAGAAGAGGAAGAAGCTATAGATAGCGAATACCTTGACGTTCGGTCAGAAATCAAAGCATACGACGAAGATGAAGACGATAAACAATATGGTCGTTTTGAAGGTTATGCGTCAGTATTTAATAACACAGACCTCGGAAACGATGTCATCAAAACAGGAGCCTTTAGGAAATCTCTGAAAGCCAGAGGTGTGAAAGGCATCAAACTTCTTTATCAGCACAAGTCAGATATGCCCATCGGCATCTTTGAAGATATTAAAGAAGACAATAACGGTTTATATGTAAAGGGTAGGCTCGCACTGAAAACAACTGCGGGTCGTGATGCTTATGAACTCCTAAAGATGGGAGCGATAGACGGAATGTCTATTGGATTCAGAGCTAACCCTGACGAAGTTTCTTACGACAAGCGTTCCAGAAAACGCATGATCGGGGAAGTAGATTTAATGGAGGTATCACTCGTTACATTTCCTATGAATCCAAGTGCACGGATTCGTAGTGTGAAAGGCGATGTTATTTCTATTAGAGAATGGGAAAACGGAATGCGAGATGCTTTCTCTCTTTCTCGTTCAGAAGCAAAAATGGCAGCAAAAGCTGTGCATGAAGTATTCGTTCAGCGAGATGTTGAGCAAAATACGGAATTGGTAGACGCCATTAAACACTTAACTTTAACCTTAAAAAATATCTAATAGGAGGCATTATGTCAGAAGATATTAAATCGGTTATCAATGAGTTAGGTCAGACGTTTGAAGAATTCAAGAAAACGAATGACGAGCGAATTGATAAGATTGAAAAGGGCGAAGGTGTGGATGCTTTACTGGAGAGCAAGTTAGAAAACATCAATACGAAGTTGAACGAACTTTCTGATAGTAAAGAAGCCATACACGAAGCCAAAGAGCAAAGTGCTCAGATCAATGAAAAGGTTGCCAAGATTGAAACTGTTCTTTCAAGACCAGGATTAGGACTTGACGCGAAAAGCATTGATGAGCATACGCAAGCGTTTGAAAAGTATTGCAGAAAGGGGATTGATAACCTTGACGCGATGGAAAAGAAAGCGTTAACCGTCAGCAACGACAGCACAGGCGGATATTTAGCACCACCAGAATATGTGAGAGAGCTACTGAAAACAGTAACTGAAATCTCACCTATCCGTGGATTAGCTAGAGTTCGTTCCACAGGGCAAAGAAGCATCCAAGTTCCAAAAAGAACTGGTCAATTCGCAGCTCAGTGGGTCGCTGAAAGTGGCACAAGAAGCGAAACTACTGGTTACACAGTAGGACTTGAAGAAATACCTGCACATGAGCAATACGCTTTAGTGGATATTTCTGAGCAAGACCTAGAAGACACAGTCTTCAACTTGGAAGCAGAAATGCAATCTGAGTTCAGTGAGCAGTTTGCAAAAGCAGAAGGTGCAGCATTCGTTAGTGGCGATTCAGTAGGTAAGCCAGAAGGTCTATTGACTAACTCAAATGTTAGCTCAGTAAACTCAGGTTCAGGAACTGCTTTGACAGCAGACGGACTAATTACTTTAGTGCACAGCATCAAGTCTGAGTATGGAAGGAACGGAACGTTCGTTTTCAACAGAACCACTCTCGCTGAAATAAGAAAGCTGAAAGATACTGCAGGTCAGTATGTATTTCAGGCCAACATGTCTTTGACAGGTGGAGCCACAGGAACAATCCTTGGTTACTCATTTGTTGAAGCGACAGATATGCCAGATATCTCCGCAGGTACTAAACCTATTATCTTCGGTGATTTCAACAGAGCATATATGATTGTTGATAGGGTGTCTCTTGCAGTATTGCGTGACCCATTCACACAAGCTACAACTGGTAATGTTAGATACATTGCAAGACGTAGGGTAGGTGGACAGGTCGTTCAAGCAGAGGCGATTGTAAAACAAAACATCTCAGCGTAAGGGGGAATAAATGAAAGACTTAGCAAATAATTTAGCAGTAGTTCAATCATTGGCTCCTGCTGTGAGAACTGCGGATGCCAACGGCACAGGAATAGACCTACAAGGTTTTGAGAGTGCTATGGTGTTGGTTGACGTTGGTGCCGAAGGCGATACGTTGTCAGGTTCAGTCAAGATTGATTTCAAACTTGAAGAGAGCTCAGACAATAGTTCATTTTCAGCGGTAACATCAAGCACAGCAGTTACTGAAGGAACAGTAGATAGCAACGGTATTTTTGCAACTTTTGATGCAAATGCTGAAGCTCCTGCTGTTGCCACCATCGGTTACGTTGGCGGTGCAAGGTATATCAGAGTTGTTGCAGACCACACAGGAACGCACAGCAACGGTACTCCTTATGGCGTTAGCGTTGTCAAAGGTGCAGCAAGACACAGCAGTGATGCATAAATGTGTTAACTTAGAGGTCGGGGGGGAAACTCCCCGCCTCTTTTTATTGAAAAGGAAGGTAAGATATGGCGTATAAAATTTTAGTACCAAAGCCAGCAGCTTCTAATTCACACGGAACAGAAACAAAATTGTATGAAGCGGGTGAGTTGGTGGATGCTAAAGAAGATTGGCAAAAATCAATTATGGACTCGTTTGTGCAAAACGGTTGGGCGATTGAAACCAAAGACGTCCAAACAGAAAACGAAGTTGAAGAAGGCGGAGTAGAGCCTGTTGAATCTGAGCCTAAGAGGGCAAGAAACGACCAAGGACACTACGTGGCTGATGATCCAACAACTCCTGACGTGAATGAAGCATATGAAGGCGGAGAAGCACCAAAGAAGAAACGCACTTACAAGAAAAGAACGACTAAGAAAAAAGATTCTTAAGTCAAAGAGTGTTAATATTAAGTATGCAGAAGCATAGGATGGTAGATGCCATGACGACAATAGGAATATGTATTTATGAGTGCAGGCTATCATCATTTTGTAATAGAACAAGGAGCGACATTTGGTCATACGCTGACCTTAAAAGACTCTTCTAATACTCTCATCAATTTGACTGGGTATACCTCTGCCGAAATGGATTTGAGAACCGACCCAGAACAAGCCAGTACTGTCCTCACCCTCACCACTGCAAACAGCCGTATAGCACTAGGCGGAACCGCAGGAACTGTAACCCTCACTTTGACCGCAACCGAAACGAACGCTCTGACTGCGGGTGATGGTTATTACGATTTAGAAATTACAAACTCTGCAGGATTTGTTACTCGTTTATTAGAGGGAACCTACAGCGTTAGGAGGAACGTGTCACGATGAGCACAGTCAACAGCATAACTGTTTCAGACGTTTCTAATATATCAGTTACTACCGTCGGCACTCAAGGTGTTGCGGGACCTAATACAATACTCAACAGGTCGGTCGCCGAAACAACGGTAAGCACAGCAGGGAGCCTGTTAGTTTATGATCACGGTAACTTGCAGTGGGTTGACTCACAGTCATCAGCAGCACAGTCATTAACCGTTAAACTTTATAATCTTCAATTCACTTCTGGCGGAGCAGCCGTAACAGGAATACTTGATGAAGATAATATGGGTAGTAACAGTAATACCAAACTGGCTACTCAACAATCTATTAAAAGCTACGTTGACGTTCAAAACGCAGCACAGGCCATAAACTTCCAAGGAGACACAGGCGGTAATCAAAGTGTCACTATAAATTCGGAAGTAATGAACATATTAGGCGGGACAGGTTTAGATTCCGTCGGTAGTGATGACACAGTCACATTTAATATTGACTCAACCGTAACCACGCTGACAGGCACTCAAACTCTAACGAACAAAACTCTTACGAGTCCCGTTATAAATACAGGTGATATCAATAACCCTGATATTGATGGCGGAACGGTAACAGGCACGGCTATAGACAACTCTGTCATAGGTGCAAATACCGCAGTAGCGATAACAGGAACAACAATAACCGCAACTAGCTTTGTTATAGGTAACGCTACAATAACCGAAGCTGAACTGGAGATACTTGACGGAGCCACACTTAGCACGACTGAAATTAACTATCTTGACGGGACTACGCTTGGAACAGTAGTTGCCTCAAAAGTATTAGCGGTTGACTCCAACAAAGATTTAACAGGATTTAGGAACGTCACTCTTACAGGTGAGTTAGACGCAGGAAGTCTTGATATATCTGGTGATGCGGATATTGACGGAACGCTTGAAGCAGACGCGATCACTGTAAACGGAACAGCGTTAGCCGAAGTCATATCAGATACCGTCGGAGCTATGATTAGC